TGGTAGGGTATTAGTCGTAGCGATAGAGCCGCCGTCTAGGGCGTTCTTGCTTCGACCGATTGAGGTTGATCCAGCAGTGTTAACCGCTGAGATGTTGTTTCCAAGGCCGGTTTGAGCAATAGCCTCATCACCCTGCATACGGAACAACAACTTAGGATCGTCAACAACGTAAGCAACTATATCGTCAGCAGCCGTAGATGCTGGGAATTGTTGGTTAAACGTCTTTTGGTTTGTTGATGGGTCTGTGTAAGCGCAGCCTACAAAGATACCAACAGTGCCAGCAGCAACAGAAGTTGTTACAGCGGCTTTTTCAACGGTGCCAGCAGCAACCAGCTTTACGAAATCACCATAAAAAATAGCGGTAGCGTAAGCATTAGCGATCTTAATGTGACGAACTTTTCCCGTGAACGAGCCGCTCGCACTTAAAGTATCAACTGGTTCGGCACCCATAGGGGTAGCAGCAGTAGCCATAATGGCCTCCTAGTTAATAATAACTAACCCATGCTAAGAGTTAGTTTCTTCCAAAAGTAGTCCTAGTGCTACGCTCTGGATTGAGCATAGGCATTCTAGGGTCGCTTTCTCTTAGGTAGTTGTTATCAACCGATGACATTTGATTTTCCGCTATGTTCTGGAAATGTTGCGTTCTAGCAGCCATTGTTTCCTCTGGCGCTTTGCACAACAACAATCCACCAACCTCAATGTTGCCTTCAAACTGAGATCCTATATCGGAAGTCAGCATTAGTTCAGGATGGTCTTCAGCCTTTACGGGCGACCAACCTTCTCTGAACATTTTAGAAACATGGGTATTGTCGGATTGACCAAGAAGCGATGTCTTAACCCACCGAAACACATAACCATCTTGTGGCTCTGGGTCAGGCAGGATTGCGGCAGGCTTCCATGTGTCAGTCGGTCTTTCATCTACTTTACGAGAAGTTGATTTTCTTGGTGTGCGCTCTTCAGACATTACGAGGTCTCCTTTGCGAGTTGCCTCGCGTACTGTTCAGGGGTTAAACCCAACCTCTTAGCGAGAGAAAGCTGGGTGGACGTTAGCCGTATTTTGCGCGGTTTAGCACCGTTGCTCCTTGCGGAGGGTGCCACCACCGTCGAGGGTTGATTAGCAGTCACGGATGCGTCACGCCCATATGTGTCGCCATTATCCTGCCAATCATAGTCTGGGAAAGCTTGTCTCAGACGTGAATCAATCTGTCGAAAATACTCTTGGCTGTTAGGTTGAATGCCTCGCTTTATCAAAGCGGCATGTGTGCCATAAGCAAGGCTTGTCATTTCTTCAAAGCCATCCTGCATAAACCAAGAGTTCTTTTGCGCCCAACTAGCAGCTTCAGGATCTACCTGTGGCGGCTGTTGTTGAGCAACATTCTGTACAGCCTGCTCAGCAACTTGCTGCTGATACGTCTGTTGTTCGTACTGCTCTCGTTGAGCTTGTTGAGATGCGACGTTTGTTTCGTATCTCTCGGCCTCATGTAGCTCTGCTTGCGCTCTTGTGAGGGTTTCTTGTGCAGATACTAGGTTATCAGTATCGCCTTCCTCATACGCCCTCTTGTAGCTATCACGGGCTTGTTGCAAAGAGAGTTCTGCGCGTTGCTTGATCTGAGCGACTAACGCTCCCTCACCACGATTGATCAGAGATTCCATCTCTTTATTCTTCGAGGCAAGCTGTTGAGCAACTCGCACAGCTTCTTCACGCATCTTTTCAGCGGCTTCGCGTTGTCGCCGCTCTTCGTGTTGTTCGTAACGAAGCTTGTTGATTCGCTTTTGAACCTTTTCGCTGTAACCTTCTAGCTCATCATCGTCTTCATCATCAGATAATGACTCAGACTTTGGGGGCCGACGATCTTCTGCGCTACGGTCATCAACTATTTCCAGTTCTATATCAGAATCTGGTGACACTTCATCTCGGCTTTTACCGATCTGTGTACGAACACCAAAGAACTTTTCTTCTGCGGAAGTTGTTTCAGGAGCTTCCGGCTCCATTTGTGCTTCACTCATACCTTAATAATCCCCCTTGGATCTTCTACAGTGGCTTCAACAGAATCATCGTTGATCAACCGAAACTCCTTACCATGCACCTTGAATCGGGTGCCTGAATAAGAACGCATAAGAATCCAGTCGCCTTCCTTACACAAAGCGCCGGAAGGGAATCGCTTAGGGTCATTATAAGCATCTGCTCCGAGCTTCAGAACCATGCCGACAATAGACCCTACCTCTTCGTCTTGCAGAGTTTTGGCAGCTTTTAAGATGCCTCCCTCAGTCATTTCATCAGGCTCAGGTAGAGCGATTAACAGCTTATAACCTTTCGGTTGCGGCAACTGTTGCGCCGAGCGAGGCTCGTTGTCCTCGGTTTTGGGTTCAGAAGGAATCGATACCGATCCTACCTCACCTTCTGCTAATGCTTCAGACATTAGATTTCACCTTCTGCACTGGAAAAAAGCGTCCAGAGTCGCTTGCACCGCTACATGCGGCGTTATTCAGACTCGAATCTTGACTTCAAGTCTAAAATTTCTCGTTCAGCCAAAGCCAAACCTTCGATGATTCCGCAAATCTTTGCGTACTCATTGTAATCTTTACACCCACCGCCGCTAACATGGTCGGCGTATTCGTTCATTTGCACCCGCAAATGATCTCTCATGTAGTCAAATACGTTCTGCGAAGCATTACTCATCAAACACTTCTTTCGCTATCTGTATACCGGCTTTCAAACCCTCTACCTGATCTTTAGATTCCTTCTCAGCAATCTTTACACCAAGCCTTGCCTGCTCAATCTCTGCTTGTTGATCTAGCCTTTGCTGATCAAGGTCTGCTTTCGCCATAGCCTTTTGGGCATCAAGCTGCAATCTGCCCATTTCGGACTGCGCCCTAGTCTGTGCTTCCATCTCTTTGATTTGCAACTCTTTTTGCTGCATCTGTACGATAGGATCTTGCGATTGCTGTTGCGCTTTCTGCTGTTGAGCTTGCTGTTGGTTAGAACCCTTCAACTGCTCAGCGGCTTGACCCGCCAATCTAGAGATTCTGAACTCAATATCTTCAGGCAACGGCTCTCCAGGAGGTGGCAACTCGAATCCAAGCTGCTTTTCAATCTCAAGCCGGTACTGGAACGCCAAATGCTCTTGAACGTGGGCTGCAAGCTCTGCCATAGCCTTCTTGGCGTTAGGACTTTTAGACATAATCTCCATAACCTTAGGATCTTCTGCCATTGCCTTGTGTGCTTGGATGTGAGCTTCGTGATCTTGGTAGGCAAACGCTTTAACAGGCTTGCCGTTGATCATATTCATGTTTTCAGTGATCGGATCAGTCGGTTCTTGGTCATCATCCGTTGGAACGATCTTATCTGCGTCCCGAATGTTCAAGATTTCCAGCATTTGCCGGTGTAAGAGCGGCATGTCGTACATTTCTGGCGCTTGTTGCGCTAATTGTAGAGCAGCTTGGTACTGCATGATGCGCTGAGCCATCGTTCCGGCGTTTGGATCGCTAACTGGGATGATATCTACCCGATCATCGAAGTCTTCAGCCACCATTGGCTTGTTTTCTTCGTCGTATGGGTACGATTCAGGCCCAAAATCACGCACAACGTTGGATAACAGTCGTAATTCACTACGCATAGAGGCATGTAAACGTGCTTGAACAGCACTCATCACCTTCATAGAGCGTTCTAGTATCGCTAAGGTGGTGCCAACAGGTGCTTCAGCGTTCATATCCGCTGCTTTTACGTCTGCCGCCGACGCAAACCGTCTGCCTTCCTCGACAATGTCGCCCATAAGCTGGTACAAAACAGTACTTGGCTCTTTGTAGGGCAGAAAACTGATGTTTTCTTTAATCGATCCACCAGGAACGTCCACATCTCGGAACTCACCAGGCATGATCGGGGTGTCATCACCCTTAATTCGTAGACCTCGAGCCTTCAAGCCACCTGGCAAGTTGGCAAGTGTGCCTGCATCAACCAGTTGACGGAGCAAAGAGGTAGCAGATTTCGCCAATCCACCAATCATGTGGATCAAACCAAAGCCGTAAAAGCCCAATCCAGGCATATACTGGTAGTGAACGAAGTGATCGCGCTTCATCTTGCGCTCATCGGTCTCATACCAGTTACGTCGTATTGACAATATCGTGCGAGATGAAAGATCAATCGACACAACATACGGCAGCATGATGCCAGTAGGCTCACCTTTATCGGTATCTTCAAATCCGACAAGATCTAGATCGACATTCATCTCTAAGATGGTGTGCCGGTAATCCATGTCGTAGTTAGCAGAGTCGCCGGTTAGCTCGTTGTACTTGCGCTCTATATCATCATAATCGGGAGAAGCTGCTGGTAACTCCACATCCAAGTAGAAACCTGCAACTTGGAGTTTACGAATCTCATTTGCGCTGCGCTTCATCACATGTGTGTATCGCTCACACGTTGATAAGTCTGAGGCACCGTAACTAACAACAAAGTCTTCTGCCGGAACAAACATACTGCAAGGCCGACCCATGTTGGGATCGTAGTAAACCTTACGGAAAGCAGAACCTGCCAAAGGCAAGGAGAACAACATCCGTTCGGTTTCAGGCCGATACTCGGTCATCTTCTCGGTCAGCAGGTAGTTCAGATAGTCTTGAACTCGATTCGCTTGGTTTTCCTTGTCAGGAGTAATAGTGCCGACCACTGAGGTCTTTACAGGCCCACCCGCTGGGAACAACTCTTGTATCGCCTGAGACTGAAACTTAATGACTGACTCGGTAAGCAGTGGATGAAACACACCACAAGCGCCATCCCAAGGGGTGGTGCGGTCTTCATGCTTCAGTCCCAACAGATCCAAACCTTCGATGTAGGTTCTTTCCCAGTCTGCACGACTTTCTTTGTCAGCCTTGAAGGAGCCAACAAGATCAGACGCAATCTTGTAAAGATCGCCCTCATCAATAAACTCGGCCAGATTCGAGTCGTGCATTTCTGCACCCATCGGCCCCATTTCAGGGTCGAAGTCGATGATCATTCCACCGTCCTCGGTTTCTATAGATACCGAATCAGGATTAACAATCTCAATCTCTAGATCAGGCTCGTCGCCCTGCCCAGCAGAGAATATCGACTCCGGCGTAGCCAAAGGGCGGTCAATAGCCATCTATCCGTTCTTCGTGAACTTTTGAGGTCGAGCGGCACCAGAACCACGGGCAACGGTGTTTCCTCCTTCTCTCATTTGCACTCTAGCAACACCGCCGTTAGCCATCATTTTCGGGCTAATCTTCATGCCACCAGTCTTGCCGCCAGCCATCATTTTGCCAACGCCGTCAGCAGCAAAAGCAGGAACCATCTCACCGCCCTTCTTAACCATAGGCATCTTGCCACCAGCTTTCATGCCTTTGGCTTTCATCTTGCCGCCAGCTTGGTAGCCTTTAGTCTTCTTTCTCATAACTTTTCCACCACTAGATTTATAACTTAAAGCCGACATCAGTTCCTCATTCTTAACTGGATCAGAGAATGATTTCTTTTTGGCTACCTTCTTAATCTTTCTTCGCAATTTCTTGAACAATGATCATTCCTCTGAATAAAGATTATCGAACACCTGATTCACATCGAGCGTGTAGTCCAGATCGGACTTACTGTAGTGAATATGCTGGGATGGCCTAAAGTCTGGGGCACCCTCGCCTGTTTCAAACCATGCCGGATGTGTCACTCTAACCCTATTGTTCGGCAAAGCAACGATATTCCCCGTCCACTTGCCAGCATCTAAAAGCTCCATAACATGGCTCTGCTTGTGTTGCGCTGGGTCATCGGCTATCTCGTTATCTGTGTAGTCAACAGTAAACATGTACTTTGCCGGATACATCTCGCCATCAATCTTAGCAAGCCAGGGACACGGCGTACAACGATCCAAGACATATACCGAATGCTCCCGCGAACTACAATCCCACGGTTGAGCGGCCCACGTCGGCATTGGCTCAGGCCATTCCTCTAGCGGGGTATCCGCTACTAGACCTGTAATAGGCATCCTTGCCCACATCGCGCCGCCGTGTACGTTCGGCTCATCATCGTCATCGTAGGTCTCGGCTCCAGTGAATATCATCTGAAAGCTCAAGCTACGGCACGGCATTGTTGTTACAGCGACTGCCATCGCGTGTATGAACTCACCGTGATACTTGGAGTGGTTGTGTGTGTATTCCTTCCTAACCCAGCACTTGAAGTACGGGATATTGCTTTGCAGGAAAGCCATCAAACAGCGTCCTTATAAAATTGTTTTTCCCATTCCTTGTGCCGTTTTATCGGCTCTTTGAAATAGTCCATGAATCGTGCCGCATAAACCACAAAGTGGTTCAACCAACTCAGTGGTGCAGGCAGCGGTCTCATGTAGTCCAGAAACAAAACCACCCTGTTACGGTTGGTCATGTTTACGGCCATGTGTTCGTAGGTGTCATCAAAGACAACTGCCCTGCCTTCTTCCCACCGATACTCTTCTTTGTTCACGACCAACACGCAGCCTTTGCCCTCGGTTGGTATATCAAGACCCAGATGCACTCTGAGTATCCCACACCACGGGCCTTCGTGAGGCATTAACATCTTTCGTGGCCCGATCAC